CCAACGGCCCACGGGTGCCAACCGATGGCGACAGTCGTGGAGTAGTTGGCGCGATAGCCAGACGGGATAGCGGTGTTCGACGTATCGTTGGCCTGAGGGACCTTGTTCGACTTGACGATGGTGACGCCAGCCACGGTGCCCATCTGGCCCGAAGCGTAGCTACCAACACCACCCCAGTCCTTGTTGATGAGATCAGTCTTCTGAACCATCAGGTAGTACTGGGCGGGCTTCACAGCCACATAACGTTCAGCCTCAGGGAGACCCTTCTCATCGAAGGACTGAGCCATGCTGTAGATACCAGCCGCGAGGAGGGCAGCGTCCGTAGCGAAGTTCGCCTGAGTGGCCGAGCCACCGCCGTTACCGCCAGTGATCGTCGCAGAGGCGCGGGCAGCGAGGACGAGGTTACGGGCCACGTTGCGGTCATACTGATCCGCGAGGGCTTCACCCATCTGCTTCGCGTACTCACCACGGACATCGTAGTGCGACTTGAGTTCATCGATCTCAGCGATGTACTCGTTAGCCAGCAGAACGTCATCGATGGTGATCACACGCTCGTTCTGGAGGACCGAGTTACGACCAACGATTTCGGTGCCGGGAGTGTGGTAACCAGCAGTCGCCGTGCCGATGGCAGGGAACTGGTGAGACTTACCCTGCGAGATCGACTTCACACGGTGCTTATCACCGAAGACGTTGGCAAGGTTGAAGGAGGCGAGGACTTCGCCAGAGAACATCTTAAGGAAGAGGGCTTCAGCATCGCCAGCCCCGTTAACCTGACCGACACGGGTCAGAGTTGCGTTAGACATTTAGTTTCTCCGTGTAAGGATTGAGGGAGGTTTTCACCTTCTCGAAACTCACACGCTGCACAGCGAGATTGTCCTACGATTATTCCCCCTCAGGGGAGTTCGCGGGGTCAAGAGTATCGCGTAGTGGTTCTTAGAAGTCACCGACGAGAGGTCAGTGTGACTATGGACACGGAGATTGTGCGGGTCTCTCCCCGCCTGTCACCAGCTCACCCCGGTCAGTGCTGGGGCGCTACCCCAACATGCTTACTTAACTTTGAGTGTCTTCACAGGAAGACCAGTCGAGGTATCGATCTTGGCTGCGATCTTCACAGCCTCAGTGGCAGAGGCTCCAGCGTACATAGCCGCAAGCGCATAAGGCGCACCACTACCAATAGCAAAGAACTTAGCACCGCGAGGAACAGGCAGTACACTCCCATTCTCCATCTCACGTACCCGTCCTCGCGGGTCGATGATCAGTGCGTTGTATTCACCCTTGGGAGGAGGGGACTCGTCATCACCGCAGCGCACCCAATCAATAAAGGACTGACACGCTGCAACAGAACCAGCGGTCCCGATTAGGTGTCCACCGACACGCCTGATCTTCTGGTAACTACCGTGGACTTTGGTGGAGCCTAAGGTGACAAGACTGTCACTGGCAAGGACACCATCACGGTAAGCGATTGTAGTCACTGTTTCACCATCCTTACGACCTTCTCGATTGTACGTCCCCCGATGTATCCACTAAGGCACAACAACACTGTGTCATAAGTCCATTCTAGAATAAGATCACCAGTCCTTACTGGAGGAACTCCAAACCATGATACCAGGATTGGCATCAATAGGGAGTAGAAGAGCAATACAAAGGAGAACGATATGGCGACAATAGGACGCCAGTTTCGTTGTAGCCAATCCTCTCCAGTGATCTCTGCTTTGAGAACACTTGCTTGGGTTTCAGCAACTTCGCTGAGCGTGGAGAGAATTTCCTTTTCGACGGCAGCGCGTACCTCTGCTTCCGTTGCCTTACGGTTCTGCATTGAGACAAAGACATTCAGCACCTTGTCAATGAGGGGTCCTGCCAATAGCTTCGTCAGCAGCGCAAACACGCTAGTGCTTCTTTCCGACAGGGGTTGTGGTCATGAAGCGAAGGATCATAAACACCACAGTGGTGGACAAGATGATCCACGGCGCTGCCTCAGGACCAAAGTACTGGTCCCACTTCAGTCCACGGAAGTAGTCGAACATCTCAGCGAAGAGAGGGAGGATGGCAGACCATGTTGCAGTGATGACTGCGAAGGACTGTGTCCTCCAGCCCTTAAGCTGAGGAATAAATAGTACGGCCACAGAGACCGCAATGAGTAGAGCAATGATCCACATTATTTCCTCTTGAAGAGAGCCATGATGATTTCAAGGATCAGGAGGAAGAGAGGCTTGCGTTCAGTCCCACCAGCGACCACAGGTGCAGCAATAGTTGCCCCGTTGTCGGGCTTGAGGAACAGCTTGCGTTCATCGTGACGCCTGTTCAGTAGTCCTTGGACCACCCTGCCTCCAGCCTTCTTCCATGAGAGGAAGGCATCAGCAGCACCAGACACGTCACCAGCATTGAGCTTCCTGACAAGAGAACTCTTGGAGAATGCTCCGGGTCCAATGTTGAAACATAGAGCCACCATAGCGCCTCTCATGTTCTCGTTCACCGGAACCTTCACTGCATTGTCCACAGCATCTATGTACTTGATGAGGTCCTTCTTGAGGATTTCATCAGCTTCACCCTGAGTGATAACCATGCCAGCCTTGACCGTAGGAGGACCAGCCATTGAGGTATGTCCATAGCCGATAGTCCAGACGCCTACGATATCACGGTAAGCAGTGAGCTTGCAGCCCTCCCACCGTTTGATGAGTGAGAGGGCATCATTGTTAATGGGTTTCGTCATTACCTAAACAGGTTAGTGGACCGAGCCACCTTCTCCTGTACCTTCCGTTTGAATGCGGGATCGTTGCGATACTCAGGCTTCTGCATGTCAGCGACCATCTCTAGGTCGTTGGCGTAGAAGTCACCACCAACACCAGCACCACCACCCATAGCGAGGGAGGGGTCCTGACCATTAGCAGCGACATAGGCAGACTTGAGTGCAGTCATTGCCATACGCATCTGAGAGGGGTCACCAGACGAGATCATCTGGTTGTACATTGCAGCATCAGCGTAGTTCGTAGCCGCCCACTGGATCATCTGCTGGAAGCCTTCCTGACCACCAGCAATCTGGACAACCTCGTTTCGGACGCTGTCGGCTTCTCCCTGCTTGAGGCGGATGAAGTCATCCACGACAGCCTTGGGGATACCAGCCTTTTCCAGCGCAGCGTAACTCTCGTCCTTGAGCTTCCCCTCAGCAAAGAACTCTGAGGACAACTTCTCGACATCGAGGCCAGCATTGGTGACAGCCTGTGCTGCTTGCTGGTCGATAGTGAGATCACTGTTGGGAGCCTTGGGCTGTTCCTGAGAGGTGGGCTTGTCCTCAGTAGCTGCGGGAGCGGTACCCTGCTTGAGGCGCGTCAGTTCAGCCTGTGCTTCCTTGTAGGACTTAGCGAGGTCCTCAGGGGACTTGAAGTTCTCAGGGAGCCATGCGGGGCGGTCATTCGTCGGAGCCTGGGCGGGAGCCTCAGGTCCGGTCTGCGGGACGTTGATCCCTACTTCCATGTTAGAGGTTCTCGATCACAATCTTCTGATTACCCGGACCAACAATCTCCTTCTTACCGACTACGCGGCGCTCAGAGATGTTCGGGGCAGCAGCTTCAACAGCAGCTTCCTTGGAGGGCTTGGCTGCTTCTTCCTTGGCGACAGCATCAGTGATGCCGATCTTGGTAATGTTGGCGTTAGCCACTAGGGTTTCCTTCTTGTGCTTGATTAGCGACTTCTTGTTTCATCATGCCACCAGCTTGGTTGATGACCTGAGGCCCAAGCCTGTTCATCATCTCAAGCTGCATCTGCTGTTCACGCTCAGCGGCAATCTCTTCCTCCGACCTGATGAGGTTGGAGATGTCGAGATCGAGAGCAACAGCACGGCGGCTCATGTACTCACCGATGTTGAGGTACTGCAAAGCCTGAGGGCCGAGCATCTGAGCAAGACCACCAAGGAATACATCGAGCTTCTGTAGATCGTGTCCACGACCAAGAGCCTCGATACCAGTCACGATGACAGGGTTGATGCCGTTAGGGAGAGCCGGGAGCTTGAACTCAGCGGCCTTTGGTTTCTGTAGTTCTGACAGTACAGCCTTGGCAAAGGGGAGCTGGAGGTGCTGCGCGAACATGGCATAGGTGCCACCAAGCGCATCGTCCAGTTCACCAGCCATGTACCTGATCTCCTCTGCGGTGACACGATCACCGTTCCGCTGGATGGCAGAGTTGAGGAGGAAGGCAAAGGCCAGGCGCTGCTCAAGGGACTTGATCATCTCCATCGAGGCGCGGAGGTCAGCCCACTTATCGAACTGGAGCATACCCACATCTTCCAGCGAACCAGCGACAACGTCACCAGTCTCAGCCTTGGACAGAGTACGGGCATTCGTGACACCGCCGGGACGCACAAGGACCACAGCCTTACCAGTGACCTTAGAGGCCAGCGTGACAGACTTGGTCAGCGTCTCCAGTGACATCAGGTCACCGTAGTACTGTTCGATGTAGGAGCGTCCGTAGTCCTCACCATCCACGAAGGACCAGCGGAGGAACAGGAAGGGCATCTTGTTCTCAGGGTAGGAACCCTCAGAGCCAGCAACCTTCTTGTTGTTGAACTCTTGTTGTACCTTGTACTGTTTCGCCTTAGCGTCCC